TGTGGAAGTTCTCCAAAGTCTCTTACATGTAGAATCAAGAGTAGCAACCAAGTTAATGGTGTTGATGCCTACCATACCACCCATATTGTATTCAGGGTTGGCGAAGATATAAGGACTCAAGAAAAGAGGCTCGGTGCAAGTGGTAACAACTTGAGCGATGAAAAAGTTTGTAGCATTTGCCGAGACAGGACTATTACTTACAAATGCACCTGTAGAATCGTATTGAGTAAGAGTAATAGTGGCTGGGAAACTACCACGAGGACACTGGTCTAAATCATATGACTGATTGTTGAACGAAGCCAAAGGGTTGTTATTAGCAAGAACACCATCAGAGTAGTTAAAATAGGCTTGGTCTGGTAGTGTGGGTGCATAACTATTCCATCTGTAAAGTTCTCTGGAATCATTCATTCTCAACAACTGGGGAAGAATATCCTGTAAGTTAAGACTGACGTTTGTGTTATTGATTTGGGAACTCAAAGTAAGCATACTCATTGCGAGTGGAAAAGGCGACATTGAATCCGTCAGACCATAATTGAATGCAGTCTGTCCTACAGGTACATTATCAACACGATGGTAGAACGAAAAGTTCTGTGCCTCAAGAAGCACCTCTCGGTTTAATACAACAGATTCGGAGGGCAACTGAACGTTCATAACAATACTGGAAGGAGACGTAGATACGGCTGAAAATCTCTGGAAGGTGTTGTTTGAAGCACCCTGATATACGCCATACACTTGCTGGTCTGTGATTTGGGAGAGTTTTGCGTCACGAATTAAGCAGGTTTTGAAGTCTGTCATCTTATATATTGTATCAATATATTATTTTTTCAGAGGAATTGACAAAAAAATAATATTACCTAAATGAAAGATTTGCTAAATAATTACATTCTTAAAGTTCCCCCCCTTAAAGGCAAACGACCATTTCTTCTACCACCGGACAATGGTTTATTTTTGTCCTCGTCATCTTGTTCTCCAATAAGAGCATCCTTGATACTATCTTTTCCGACGTTGTATATCGCCGAGACTTTTGTAAATAGGAGTTTAAGGGTGCAAGAAGAACCACCTGCGAGTGTCATCGGAATAAGTTCTCCTAATTTCGTTCTCCAGAAAACCGAAACTTGAATATTTGTTAAAGCACCTGAACCGGTCATTGAGATACGACGATATTCTGCTGTAGGGTTGTATTGAAGATTGGGTTTATAGACTAAATCACCACTTTCTAAATCAGTCAAGATAAGACCGAAATTTGCGTTATTACCTCCTAAAGCATTCACACCTCTACCTTCCGATATAACTTGAGGAGCAGACAACTGATTCGGAACAATAGGCAATTGACTACTGGTAAATACGATTCCAGAAACCGGTGTTATGTTGTTAATCGTGCTAAACTCTTGGAAGGTCTGAATGAAATTCTGTTGAGTTGGTTGGGCTGTGCTTGTTAAAGTAGGAACTAAAGTCAAGTTAGAGCCGACGAAATCGTGGAATAATATCCTATAGTTAGCACCATCAGTTATTGTAGGTGACGTTCCATAACTGACTGATGGGAATGTGCTTAAGAGGTTATATAACTGCGTATTGAAATATAATTGACATGCGTTCGGATTTGGTGTAGAAGCATTAGGATAAGGTAGATTTACGCTAAAGGCTGATTGTTCTGCACCAATTATAAAGGACAGAGTGGTAGGGTCAAATACAAAAGTAGGACTATAGATACCATTCAAGTCAGAATATCCTGCGGTCGTAAGTTGGGTATCTAAATTGGATAGACATTGCTCCAGTGTTTGTTGAATACGAATGGCTAACCAGTCAAAATTGTAAGCATAATAGTAGTCATTAAAAGTGGATTGAAAACCTGTTCCGGTAGCATTAGGAGGAGGAGGAGGCAAAGCATTCACATTCTGTGGAGACCATATCAAAGGTTGAACTTGGGTAAATATTGTTCCTGCTGGTGAGCCAACCGGTGTAATCTTCATTGTAATTGAATACGTGGTTAAATCTCTATTTCCCTGATTTGGTTGAATCACAGGAATAAAAACAGGCAACGTTTGAGACTCAAGACTGAATCGGACAACCGAGACATTATAATCACCTGTATTGCTTACGATTGGGTTCGTTCTATTCTCCGTATAATTAATAGGAATAGGAGCGGTAAGGTTTCCTAAAACGTTTGTCATGATTACGTCTAAATAAACATTATCTGGGTCTTCTGGGACATTGGAAACTTTTGTAGTATTTACGACGTGAGAATTGTCTGCGTGGTTTAATAGAGACATTATTATATACTAACTATATATATTTTTCTAAATCTAAATACTTTACAAAACAATTATACAAGCAAAATAAGATTATTTTCGGATTTTTACAATAAGATTATTACTAAATGAATAAATTAGATTCATTTTTGATTACTTATTGTTAAAATTTATAAATTTTAACACTTAAATAACTTATTATAATCTTTATTTTGATTTATTTCTATTTTTAATCTAATTTTATGATTTAAAAGTGCAAAAAATCATAAAAACTTGTGTAAAATAAAAAAATTAAATCTATTCATATATATATAATGGATTTTACTCTTCAAAAAGCATCTGATAATTATTATTCAAAAAAAGAAGTGTGGGAGAAAATACAACAATATATACCAAAGGATAAGGTAATATATGAACCATTTTATGGCGATGGAAAAAGCGGACAATATTTAAGAGAATTAGGGTTTCATGTTATTCACGAACCAATTGATTTCTTTGAAAATGATTTAGGTGAAATTATAGTTAGTAACCCACCATTCAGTTTGAGAAAAGCAATTTTTACAAGATTGAAAAAACTTGATAAACCTTTTATTATGGTTATGTTTCCAATTGTGTTATCGTGTAAATGGTTCTTGGATATATTTGATGATATACAAATTATTATACCCAAATCAAGAGTAAAGATGTACGGAAATGGAAAAGAAAATTATACACCTAATGGTGGAGTGTGGTATTTTTGTTGGAAAATGAATTTACCAAAAGACTTGATTATAATCTAATTGTATAATATATAATGGCTGGATTTCAAACAAAAACTTTCTCAAAACACGATGACTATATGACACCTAAAAATGCGTGGGAATCCATTATTGACTACATACCAAAGGATAAGGTAATACATGAACCATTTTATGGCGATGGAAAAAGCGGACAATATTTAAGAGAACTTGGTCTTAATGTTTTTCACGAAGACAAGGATTTTTTTACTTATGATATTCCTGACTCTATATGTGTATCAAATCCTCCTTTTACAATGACAGAAAAAGTATTACAAAGACTTAAGGAATTAGACCGACCTTTTATACTAATATTACCCAGTTCTAAAATAAATACCCAATACTTTAGAAGGTTATTTTCTGATGAAGAAAATCCGATTAAGATTATTATACCACGTAAAAGAATCCAATTCTTAAAAATGGTTGATGGTGTTGTTGATATTAATCAGAAACGCTGTTGCAACTTTGATTGTTTCTATTATTGTTGGAAAATAGATTTACCTCGTGATATTGTTTGGTTGTCTAATTGACAATTTTAATTTTATGATTTGAAAGTGTAAAAAATCATAAAATGTTTCCTAAATATCCTAAATATTTATGCAATTCTAACAACCTGAAGAGAACCAGCATCAATAGGAGTTCCAGTTCCACCTGCCCCACCGGTGAGTAGCAATGACTGAATGATGCAGTCCTGTAGGGCTGTGAAAACAAAAGAAGGACTCAATGATTGATACTGGGCTAATGCTCCTTGATAAAACGCTGCACTTTGTGTAATGGTTGAAAGACCAGTAGCGGAATCTAAAATTCTGACGATGGAATTCATATCTCCAGTAATGTTATCAACAACAGCATCGGAAAAGACGATGTATGTTCCTGCTGGGACACCTGCTCCAACACTACCAACTTGCAAGTATAACTGGGTCTGGGATGCTCCACTAATAGGGGTTACAACTGCTCCAGAATCTACACGATACTGGTGTCCTAATTCATCTGTGCCTGGACTTTTAACATAACCTGATGCGTAAGCAAATTTGACACCTTCAACTGCGACTGGAGGATTGACTGATTGCGATGATTTGGTACTCATTCTATATATATTACCTAAATATTTTATTTTTCATTGATTTGGCTAAATTTCCTAATCTACTTTTTTTTAATAGTTGTAAGATTTGCTAAAGGTATGAATAAATAGTCTGTCATGTCTTCGGCTTCATTTATCCGACTATATGGCTTACACTCAAAGGTATCAAATACCGGCTTATCGTATTTTATATAACATATCTCGTCCGTGAAATTGAATATGAAATACTGGTCTTTAGTGGTATTGATGATTTTGTTTAGTGTTAATAGTGTGGTTGGATATTGCTGTTTCTTACACTTCCGAGACTTTACCTCGTATGTAGCGTCTCGGTCTTGAAAATCATATTTGCAATATCTCTCTGGAGTTTTCTCTAAAGCAGGACTATTGAAAAATGTTTGCAATATCGGATATATATCTTCTTCTTTCTTCTTCCCATATTCATAATCTTTAGGATATGTGATGCTACGAAAATTTGGATTAGATGCTACTTTCATATTATATAATCTATAATTAGATTTTATTTTAGGATAGAACGAATTAGATTTTATCGGATTTTTTTTATCTGGAATATATATATATTATGAACCAGACATCTATTAGACATCTACTAAAGGAGGGTGGTATAACCCAACAACAATATGAAGACATTAAAGAACGAGAACCGGAATTTATGAGCGACGGAGATTTGAAACGATATTTCCCAGACAATACAGATGAGAAACCTATTATCAAGTATAGTGATTTAGCACGTGTCAAAAAAATAACGGATATATTACCAACGGATAAATCTTTCAAGGTTATATTGATTGAATCACGTCATAATGTAGGTCATTGGGTTGTCGTATCCAGAAATAAGGATACTATATATTTCTTTGATTCTTATTCCAACAAACCGGACGGACAATTACGATACATCAACTCTTTCTGGCGTAAAATGTTGGGTCAAGATGAAACCTATTTAACCGCCTTATTAGAAAAAGCCAAGAAAGATGGGTGGAAAATAAAATACAATAAGAATCGTCTCCAGTCTCTTAAGGGGGGTGGTGGAACGTGTGGGCGTTGGGTTATTCTCTGGCTACTCATGAACTTACAATTTAAATATAGTTTAGATGAATTTGAAGAATTTATTGATAAACATCGGAAACAATTAGGTCTTACTCGTGATGAACTCGTTACTCATTGGGTTCGCTAAAACTCGCTGTTGAATTCAAAAACTGAATCGTCTGCTACAGAATCTGTTAGTGCATAATCGGTGACAAGACGCTCAAAGAAATTCGTCTTACCTTCCACTGAAATCATCTCCATAAATTGAAACGGATTTTTGGTATTCCAGATGCGATTATATCCCAATTGTACCAATAACCGGTCTGCTACAAATTCTATATATTCGCTCATCATCTTACTATTCATTCCCAATAGACGACAAGGCAACGCATCTATTATAAACTCTTTCTCTATTGACACTGATTCCTTAAACATACTCTCCACCACGTAATTCGGAACTTTATGTTTTATCTGCGAATACAAATAACATGCGAATTCAGTATGTAATGCTTCGTCTCTTGATATAAACTCGTTTGATGCTGTGAGAGAGTGTAATAAATTCTTTCCTTTCAACCAGAAAATACTACAAAATGCTCCACTAAAAAACACTCCTTCTACGATTGCAAACGCTACCAGTCTTTGAGCGAAACTTGAGGTTTCTGATTCTATCCACTTGATAGCCCAGTCTCCTTTCTTCTTGATAACCGGTATCGTATTTATCGCATCAAATAGTTTCAGTTTCTCGTCTTTTTTGGTTACATAAGTGTCAATCAGGAGGCTATACATCTGGCTGTGGATACTTTCCATCGCCATTTGGAAACTATAAAACGCTCTTATTTCAGGTATTTCTATTTCTTTGAAAAATCGTAGTCCCAAATTCTCTATTACTATCCCATCGCTTGACGAAAAAAAAGCCAATATCATCTTAATAAAATGCCTCTCATTATCGGTCAGTTTATGATTCCAGTCTGGTAAATCTTTGGATATTTGGATTTCTTCTGCTCTCCAAAAGGACGTTATTGCTTTTTGATAGAATTCATACACTTTAGCGTCTTGCACCGGAAAGAAAGTGAATCGGTTTGGCTGTTCTTTAAGCAGGGGTTCTTTTTCTAAATCTTTCATTATAATATCTATTGTTATAATATAATGAGTAAATACGACAGAGAAATCCTCAAATATAGCGACCCTGTCAAGGTTCTGAAGAAACTACATCAGGTCTTTGGAAAAGATTCCGGTATTGAATTATTTAGGTCTAAAAGAAAAGACAAGAAATATGCGATTATTAACCCTTATACCTTTGAAGTAGTCAATTTCGGTCAGATGGGCTACGAAGATTATACACGACATCTGTCCGAGAGCCGTAGGGAGGCATTCCTACGACGTAATAGGAAATGGAGAGATGCTGACCCTTTCTCACCGGCTTTTCTATCCTATCATCTACTCTGGTAAGCCGTCTGGGAGACACCTCCTTTTTTGACATCCGAACCCCTTTTTTTGTCCTGATTTGATAAAGTCCTCTTATATA